AGATCTTAATCATATACTTGAAGGAAGTCATGACATAGGTATCACATCTGGTGAGGTTGGATGTGTCACATCACATCTCAAGGCAATCAAACAATGGTATGAAACCACAGATACACCTTATGCAATCTTTGCTGAAGATGATGTGAGTTTTGATACTGCACGTTTCTGGAAGTTTACATGGGATGAGTTTGTAGAGAAACTGCCTTATGATTGGGATGTAGTTCAACTTGCAATCATCAATCCAGGCGTGGTCTATGCAAGTATGCATGCCCGTTGGGTCAATGATTTTTCAACTGCATGCTTCATGATTACTCGTCATCATGCTAAGAAACTGATTGACCATCATTGTGTGGGTGATAAGTTCCGTTTAGATCAAGGTGTCAAACCAAGACCAGTTGCTGATGATCTTATCTACAACTGTGGTCGCACATATGCAATACCTCTCTTTCATTATAAGATTGAGATGGGTTCATCAATACATCCAGAACATATTGAAGTCTTTCACAAGGGAAGTCATCAAGGAATATTGAATCATTGGAAGGAACAACTCTCACAAATGGAAGACCAATCTCAGTTGTTTAACTATGATCCATACCTAGGCCGTATCCCACCTGAGTGTCAGGATAAGTAAATACTTGCCAATAAAATGATGTTCTGTTACCATAAATACAATTACATAGAACAAAGGCCCGAAAGATCGTACCCTGCGTAGAATGTAAAAGTCTTGTCGAAAGATTTTCCATCCGCAGGTTTTTAGTATCTGCGAGACACTTTAAAAAAAATGTTTAAAACTTCAATTGCAGCACTTGCTGCCGCCCCTCTACTTGCCTCTGGTGCTGCATTTGCTGGCCCTTACGTTAATTTGGAAGCAACTGGTTCATATCCTGACGGTGCATATTCATCTGGTGGATTAGAAGCAGTAGTTGGATACGAAGGAGCAACTGAATCAGGTATTGGTTGGTATGTTGCTGGTGGCCCTACAGCTACTCACACAGAAACTGCTGACGAGTTCGGTGATGTAGAATTCATTGGATACCTTGGTGGTTCTTATGATAAGTTCTACGGAGAAATCTCTGGTGTAACTGCAGAAGACGATGTTGACTGGTCTGCTAAAGCAGGTGTTAAGTTCACTTTCTAAGGTTCAGTAACAACTTTACAAAGACCTCTACATAGTAGGGGTCTTTTTTTATATAATGAATTTACTCAAACATCCGTTGTTTCAGATTAATATGATATTGATTTGTTCTCTTGTGTTTATAGAGTTAATGCATATCAACTATCACAGAACAGCACCACCTTGTCCTGTACAAGAAATAGAAATGGAAGATGATTGGTGATATATAGTTATGATATCGTAACATTTCGTAATGGCAAGTAAAGCAAAGACACTATTAAAAGTTGGATTACCACTCGTTATAGTAATCCAACTTATCTCAATCACATTTTTATTGGGAAAGATGAGTAAAGATAAAGCATTCTCCTGTAAAGCAGTTGGAAATTATTTTGTGTGTAAACAATTTAAATTAAAATGATATATAATATAACGATTACATTATGTAAGTGAATGAAGTAAAGGTAAGAATGTTAAAGATGGAACCAATTAAAGTGAGGTGTAAATCCTGTGGTAAGGAGATAAGAGCTGCTGCAGGAAAGTCAGTATGTTGTGGTTGTTCAAACATGACAACCATCAAAGGTGATGTTATATCTGCTGTTGATTTAAGCAAAGTTATTATGCTCAATACGTACGCAACAAAGAAAGATAGTGGTATATCACAAGAGCAAATTGAGTGGCAAGAGCAGCGTAGTAAACGCAAAATTCGTAAGTTAGACTTTGAAGTTCGCTAAATAATTACACTTAGACCAGAACTCACCACTCTTTTCTATACGTGAGGAGGTCATAAGGGAAGCATTTTAGAGACGAATGGATATCAAAAAAGAACTCGATGCAGTTCAAAAAAAGATAGACGAAATTAAGAAAAGTCAGGAAACCCTCAAGAAAATCGCTGACTTACAGGAGAAACAGGACAAAAAGATGGCGAAACGACCATATAGTGGTGGTTATGAGATGATATGATATAATACATATTAAAAAGCAATCCGATATGTTCAAAGCACTAATCACAGAGTTTCCTCTGTCTGATGTTCCCAAGGAGAGAACAGTCACAGAGGAGAAGATACGGAAGTACACCTACACCAAAGAGGAAGTAGATGTACTAATTTCTGCTGCTGTAGAGAAAGCAGTTGAAGAAGCAAAGAAAATTGATGACGAGTCAATGGCAAAGCATAATCGTGATGCCACAGTGATTAGTATGATACTTGGATTTACAACACTAGCACTATTTGTGGATGGTTTATTACGAATGTTGGGTATCATACCACCATTTATGGATCTAGATGTTAATATATTAGATAAGATAGAAACTGATATTATAGATAGAGTAAGACAAGTTCCTATTCAAAAAATATTACAATCAGGTTTTAGATGAACGACATTTCGGTTTTTATATATCTCATGTGTTTTGCAGCCGTGTTTGGTATGACTTGTGTATACATGGCTATGATGATGAGATCAACTTTGAACTCTTTTGATAAAAGACCAGTTAATTCCTATGGTGATGCAATGAGAGCATATAAAATGCCAGCACCACATCCAGAAATGGAGGGAATACAGTATGGTGAAGAGTTACTCGTGTTTAATCCAGAAGATCAAGACGATGATGAAGACGATGATGGTGATATTATAGTCAGAGCTTGACAGAGGAAGGAGAACCTCTTATAATGCAGAGGTAAACCGATATAGAGTAATGACACTCACCTCTAAATTTAAGAAAGACATAAGCACTCTCCGTGCAGCTGCAAACAAAGAAATTTTCTTGGATGTTAAATATCCAAAGTTATATAAGAAAGTAAAAAGATATTACGAATCATTACAATATATTGATTTAAAGGGTGAAGACCCTGACGCAGACTATAATGCTGTGATAGAATGTATTATAGAGGACTTAAACCAATGATTGAAGTATTATGCCAGAATGACCCATACAGGTATGTGAAGATGCCTGATCTACTTGAGAATGGTCAACCAGACTATCGTATTCAAAAGTGGAACAATCACAATGGATACAAGGATATGTACCTCTGCGACAACTTTATGCAGTTCAAAACTGCCATCGAGGACTTTGAGTACACAAAGTGGTTAGACCCTGCAGGAGTGCCTTGCTACGTTTGTGATAAATAAATCAGAACATTATAGTATAGTAAAATGTCACATTTTGGAGATTTATTATCTGGAAAGACTCTAAAAACTGAGGTTCCAAAAACATCTACTCCTGTAGTAGAGGAAGCACCTAGACCAGAAGAGGAAATTGCAGATGCATTTTCTGATGAGAAAGACTTTCATGATATGTCAAAAGAAGAACTTGAAATTTATGGACGCACCATTGGGATTGAGTTGGATCGTAGACATAACAAATCAAAACTAATTAAAGAACTAGAGGATCACATTCAGTATATTGAGAGTGTATAACACTTAAAACGAAATAATGAGAAAGTTTGAATTTAGACCTTGGGGATGGTACATTACTCTTGATGAGGGTAAGAACTATAAGGTGAAGAAGATTTATCTAAAACCAAATACTAAACTGTCATTACAGTATCACAATCATCGTGATGAGCATTGGACAGTAGTAGAAGGTTCTGGTAAGGCGATTGTAAATAAAAACGTTTTTATTATGAATGATGGTGATGATATGTTTATTGCAAAAAAGGCAGTACATCGTATGGAAGCAAGTCCAGATGGTGTAACTTTTGTAGAAGTGCAGAGAGGAAAGTGTGATGAGGAAGATATTGTAAGACTACAAGATGATTATGGTAGAGTTGACAAACAACCTTAATTTTCTTATACTAAATATATTGATCGACTATTCATATAGGATATGAGAGAGTACAAAAAAACCGCACTTGTTCTTGGTGCAGGTGGATTTATTGGCAGTCATATGGTTAAAAGACTGCGTAAAGAAGGATATTGGGTAAGAGGTGTAGATCTAAAATACCCTGAGTTTTCTAAGACAGAAGCAAATGAATTTGTTTGTATGGATCTTAGAGATGTCGAAGTTGTTCGTAGAGTTATTCGTTTCGGTGGATACAGAGGAAACTTTTATTCACAGATTGTAGATAAGTTTCTCGAACCATTTGATGAAATATATCAGTTTGCCGCTGATATGGGTGGTGCAGGATTTATATTTACGGGAGAGAATGATGCAGACATCATGCACAACTCTGCTTCTATCAATCTAAATCTATTAGAAGAACAAAAGAAGTTAAACAAAGATAAGAAAACAAATCATACAAAGATATTCTATTCGAGTTCTGCTTGTATGTACCCAGAACATAATCAATTAGACCCTAACAACCCTGATTGTCGTGAAGAATCCGCTTACCCTGCTAACCCTGACTCCGAATATGGATGGGAAAAACTCTTCTCGGAAAGATTATATCTCACTTATAGTCGTAACTATGGTATACCTGTGCGTGTTGCTC